TATTCCTCTTTCATACCTCCATCGACATAGGTTTGACCTTCGTACTTCCCACACGCAAATATGAAAGGTACCGCCATACTCATACATACGGCATCTATGACCTTCATATCTGGGTGTGTATCCTTAGAAAAATACACCGTTTCAGAGGTATTCATACAAAACGCTGAAATGTAAATCTTCATATCAAGTTCCCTGAAGGTGGGATCACAACCACATATTTCCACAAATTTTTTACGAATAGGAGCCATATCAACAAATCCAAATTTGTTAAAAAAGGAGCCCAAGCGTATCTTAACAAAATTGGGGACATTCAAATTCAACGAAGTTTCGAGAATTTCATCAACAGACATTCCAACCCCCAAGAATAGTGCCAAAATTGATCCAGCAGAAGACCCTGAAATTTCTTTCACATCGACAAGTTCAGACTCTCGAGCTTTTAGGGTACCTATCATGGAATATATACCCATAGACGCTGGCCCTAACACGAGGTATTTCATCTTCCTACTTAATAGAATTGAGGAAATTGACGACGCAAAAGCGCGAAAACCACGGCGAATACAATCGCGTGTGTCAGAGACGCTTCGAGACTGGTCTGACCTGATCGCATCACGCCACCCGAACCTGGGGGGAGAGTGAGGAGAAGACCAGGGCTCAACGCGAGGAAGAGCACGGTGGTTACGACAAGGTCGGTTCTGGTGAGCACGAGACCCATAGCCTTGGCGATGAGGCTGTACACGAGGAAAAACACGAGGGCGTGGAAGAAGATCGCAGACTGGTTTGTTTTGCGGTTCATGAAAGTTACCTTTGACCCATTGGTGGTCAGAAGAACACCTGGGCTGAGCGCCAAAAAAAGGGCGGCGGGGATAGCGACTTTCTGGGAAGTGATATCGGGGAGCATTTAATATAGACACATATATTTTTTAGAAAAGTCGACAAAATGGTTGAAAGTAGCACCGCGCATCATTTCTCCCTGGAGTCTATTATCAATAATGATTATTCGTAGTCTTTTCCAGATGTAATCAAGGAGTTCTTCATTTTCGGAGTGGATATCTAGAACATCCACAGAATCGTGCTCGTTGTAACAAAACTCCACAAAATCACAAAATTCTCCCATATGTTCGACGCGGGCGTCATCCATCAGTGTCCTGATAGTATTCCATATATGCCATAGCTCTTCTGAGTATTCGACTTCCCAGTCTTCGATATTCAGAGGAACGTTATCATCAATTTCTTCATCATCACTCACACCGACATCAAAGCCGGTGTTCGCTTCGTATACGTATTGGCTCCAGACCATTAGTTACTTACTTCTTTTTCGGGTTTATCCTTTATACCAGTTAGGGACAGTGAAGTGGATTCTTTCGTTTTAAGTCCATCTTTAATTGCATTTAGGGCTCCTTCTACTTTAGTTTCGTCTCCACCAAAAAATGTCATTAGACCTTCCTTGATAGAATCCTTACTCATACCAACCCTCCTGACAGATTTACGAATGCTAATTTTACCCTTCCTGAGGTTGATGGTGTCAATACCCTGATCCATCATATGCTTTTTTACATTTTCCTTCAAGCGCTTCTCCTCTTGAGTGAGGACCTTGATATCGGATTTCGCCTCGGCTAATTGTTTGCTGAGCTCTACGAGTTTAGATACACTCCCGGAGAGGTCAGGTGAAACAGAAGTCATTTATATTACTATTCATCTATTCTTTAAGCGCAGAGACCGCGCTGCATCAAATCTGGAACGATGGTGGAGTTGTTCCACACGAAAGGTTCCTTGGGGTTGGGGGGATCCTTACGGATCTGCTGGTTAGCGTTGCGGAGGGCACCACCGACAGTCTCGGGGAAGCCAACCTGGGCACGAGGCTCCAAGAAGTTCTGTCCCTTGAGGATATCGTCTGGGGCAAACTGACCGAAGTCTTCCTCGGAGGCAACCTCACGGGGGAGGAGCGACGAGGCGAGACCGGTGCCACGCTTCATACCACCGCACACAGTGTCGGCTGGCGCACCTGAGGGACCAGCAGCGGGACCAGTGGCGGGACCGGGACCGAAAGCAGCGTACTCTTGCTCGCTGATGGAGTAATTCGACTTGGAGTTCATGGTGAAAAGGAGGAAAACAAGGGCAGCTACGGCGACCAACATAAGAATGTTCTGGTTACGGCCCTTCATCATCTTTTATATAATAATAACAATTTTTTTATTCTTCATCCTCAACAAAAGCATATCCGTCTGGATAAGTGTCGACAATTGGATCATCATGGACCTTCACCTGGACGACATTCCAAGTTGGGCCGAAAGCCTTCTTGGCGAACCAGATTCCAGCAAATTCGAGAATGACATCACAATTCTTTTCGGGCTGGACAGCCTCAAAATCGATGACCTCCTGATGCGTATTGAACACCTTGGTCGCTTCGATGCGGTCACAAGTCATAGAGCCAGCATTGATGGTAGAGGTGTAGGCACCCCTAATGACACCATCTGAAACCTTCTTACCAAACCAAGACTCACAATTCTCGAGAGCAGCTTCGAGGTTCTGAGTGTCGACACCATCAATCTTATCGATGTTCGCATCTGAACCGAGATGCATGATGATCTCTCCTGATACATCGGTAATCTTCACCTTATTGAGTTGAACCAGGGATTTACGCTTATCATCATTGAGGACCTTGACAAAGTAGAGACCGTCTTCACCTTTAGTGGGGGCGTTGTAGATCATTTATGTATACTGATGGTTTCATTTCTTTAAACCAACAAAAGGTATGGCTGCAGCTTTATTAAGTAATTCTTTTGGTACCCATTGGTTTCGCCTGGGATTATACCCATATAGGGTTTTAGTGATGTTCATATTCTTGGGGAGTGCGAGAGCCTTATTCGTTCTGAGTGGGTACTCATTTTTCACATATGAATTGTTTTTCACATTCTTCCATTTGAGATTGTTAAGATTGAAACGCTTGTTCCCTGATGATTTGGTGTACCCATTGATATTCGTATTCTTCACGACAGGTTTGAGACCGTGTACGAGTTGTTTAGAGAGTTTATCTTGTACTGGTTTTGTCGTGAATTTCTTGTATTTATAGGGATCAACCTTCTTTGCTCGATTCATAGGAACTTTAGCATCTTTCTTCACCACTGGGGCTCGCTTGACGATTTTTCCTCTAACACTCTTGAACACATCATCGATTGAATTCGTGGACTTGATACGCTTATCGAAGAGTCGCGCCAATTTGATGAGGCGTTGACGATCCTTTTCCTTTTTTTCTGGTCTAAGTTTCAGTTTATGCATCAGATAAATGTCTTCGATAAGAAACTCTTTACTCGCGATGTACACTCGATTGTCTGTAACGAGTTTTCCAGTGTTCAGGTTACGATAGGTGATACCACGCCGTCTCGATAAGACCACTTCGTATCCAAACTCTTTTGGGCGCATGAATGGGATATCGAGAATACCACCCATGGTAAAGTCTTGAATACGCCCAGTTTCGGGTGAGAAGAAACGAATATTGAGGTCGAGGGCAAAGAGTTCGACATCAATGAAAACATCACTCTTACCAGGTTTGTTATCATTCCTAGTCTTCTTCTTCTTGATGAGTGTATACCGTCTCGTGACAAACGGTCCAGAATTCTTGAAACTGATTCCCAAGAACTTGAATAGTTTCGGATCCTTCTTTTTCATCGACATAATTCGGTTCTTGATTTTTATGTTCAAGTGTTGTGCAATTTCCCCCAACTTATTCCATAGCATAAGTTTGGTTGCTTGAAGTTTCCCAAAATATACAGGGTTTACGGGGAGACGTGGAACAAACTTGGCATCTATATCACTCGTGATAATACGATCATCGAAGTCTGTATACAAATTGAACGCTTCACCACCACTGATGATCACATCACCCATAGACTTCATATATTCACCGATTTCACCTACAGTGTTTATGATGATGTCACGAATAGAATCGGTCACAAAGACATACATCATCTTGTCAAAGTTCTTAGTTTTGTGAGCACTTTGGGCGCGCGATCGAAACTTACCAAGATCCCTCTGGAGATTTCTGTCATAATATTTCTGCATCTTGGGATCTTTGAAAAATAAGTTTTCTTGAATGAATTTTTCAATCGTAGGTTTTGAATAAATATGATCGTCCATTAATATATTGTGATATAATAAAATGGTCTGCAATGTCATCGAAGAATGTAGGTGCTATGCCTATAAGGGTGAGACTAAGCAATTCTGTGGAGTGAGGAAGGGGGTAAATGTACTACCCTGTCCCAAAGACTGTTGTGCAGGTGGATGTCCCACAAATGGATCGAGACAACCATTCAGATTTATTGACAAACCCAGAGAAAGCACTGTGATGACACCCAAAACGGCCAACGCTTTAATTGTGATTGCAATCGCGGTACTTCTTGTGCTACTTTACATAGACTTAAAGATTAATCGTGTAAGAAAGATATAATGTCTTTCGAAACCGTTCACACCGAAATTGCCGCCCTCCGCAACGATATCAAGAACCTCTCCAAGCTTGTGCGTAAGATCAAGAATACCCAAGAGGATCCCGATGGTGAAAAGGCTAAGGCGCGCGCTGCCAACAACGGCTTCAACCGAAAGCAGGATGTGACGCCTAAGTTGCGCACTTTCCTTGAACTTCCCGAAGGCGAGCTCATTTCTCGCTCTGAAGTGACCAAGTTCATTAACAAGTACATCACCGAAAAGGGTCTCAAGCACCCCGATAACGGCCGTCAGATCATCCTCGACGACACACTCCGCGACCTCCTCGCGCCCCCCGCTGACGTTGTGGTTACTTACCTTAACCTCCAGAAGTACCTCTCTCCTCATTACATCAAGAAGGAGGCTTAAAAAAATAACACACATATAACATAACAACTATGGTCACTTTCCTAACCAAGGAGAAGGCCGAGTCGCTCATTGCTACAAAGATTAAGAACCTGTCCTTGTACCAAAGAGCTTTTACGCATAAATCCGCTCTAAAAGAGTATGAACAATTT